CTTTCCCCAGAACCAGTAACCTGTGACCCATCAATTGACCCATCTCCAGTAAATGGCGTTGTTACATACTGGTATCCAGAAGGAGGAGTGTGCGTGTGCGGCTGGATGTCTTGGCCTTGAGAAGATCCGAGTACACGCCCCGGATCTACGTCTCTTCCATTGCTCCAACCACGAACAAACTCACCACGAAGATCAGGCAGTGTTGCCCCATAAATTGACTGTAACGAGGGAGGCGCGGCTTGCCCATTGCACTCAAGCCAGCCCGTTGGTGCAGATGAACCGCCCCACATGACAATTGCCCCAGACAATGTTGCCGCTGCTGCTGTTGAATCAACATATCCCTTGCTTGCCGCAACATTTGCGGCACTTGGAACGCTGCTAGAAAGTATTAACTCTCCAGTCATTGAAGAGCCAGACCGCAATGGAAAATAAGTAGACAATAAATCTCTAATGCTGTTTATTGTGTATTTAAATAAAGCTGCGCCTCGTGCAGCAAGAATGTAGTCATTGCCTTGAGGAGAGCTTTCATTTTGCGCGGAAATGGCACCGGGAAGTAGTTCCGCATTATCAACATGAGCATTCAAGTTTGCGGCAGTTACTTGATTAGTGCCCGGAGCTGGGTAATCGACGTAAGTTGTACCTTTTTTGATCTGTAATCCGGGCATAAGTTACTCCTGAGAAATCATTGGTCTATTGGTTGCTATAGCATAAACAGCAACACTCTTCAAGGCTGGTCTTCCGATAACAAAATTAACTGTGCAAGCTATCGATGTTCCGCGAGCCGCAATTCGAGGGCGCAAAGTTCCGTCTGAGGTGCCGCTAAAGCTGTACTCAAGGACAGTCTCAGTGGCATCTGGGTCATAAGTGGTCGAGTCAATCCGCACAAAGTCGTTTGCGACGTTGTTGAAGGTAAACTCCCCTCGACTAAACCGCTTCTCTGAAGTTCCTCCAAAAGCGTATTCTCTAGTCTTTACGGACGCAGGAATGTGAGTAAAGTTCTGGGTGCTAACTATTAACGTAGACTCGGTAACTTGACTGGAGGCTGGAAACAAATTAAATGGCAACAGCGGCGTAGCGTCAGAGTAATTAAACTCATCTCCTTGTGTTTGTTCTTCTGATAGAAACACGCCACCGTACTGGCCAGATCCAGCAAAGTTGGTGATGATCATCAATCGGCGTTGATTGATATACGCAGACAAGATCAAGTTATCTGAGAATAACCCAACAGGATAATAGTCAATCGACTCCCAATTCTGGTTGAGCGTATTGTATACAAGGATCTTATCGTTCCTAGTCGCCGTGCCAGTAGGTATCGCAATGTAGAAGCGGTTGTTATAGTAAGTCGCAACTGAGTTTTGAACAGTGTCGTAGTTTACTGTGTCAAAGAAATCTGCGATTGGTTCACTGAGTGGCAGCGTGTTGCCTAGCAGTTTTAGGTCAAGCTGGGGCGTCAGCATGTGAACGCCGTTAGCAGACAGGAAGAACACGAATTGACCCGCTGCCACAATCGAGCGCCTAGCTAAACAACCAATTTCGGTTGTTATGACAGTTGTAGAACTGTTGGCTCCGGGAGGTGAGTTGATGTTAAAGTTGTCAGTCTCTACAAAAACAACATAGATGCTGTTGGTCATAAAGACCAAGAACTGGTCTTGCACCCACGGCAGCACCCCTACAATTGAGTCGTTCCCGCCTGTGTTGATAACAAAGTTGTTGAGCGTCGTGTCGCACTGTTCGCTCAGGATGTCACTAACGAGCATCTGGTAATCACCGTACTTAAGGATAAGCCGGTTCTGAAAGTACAAGCCAAAGTCAGCGCATGGAACAGATTGCGTGATGCCTGTCACCGTACCGCCATCCACAGTGAACTTCTGCTCTGCATAAGTCAGATCCGAAAGGCCATCTTGCCAGATAAGTGGCGGCAATCCCCGTCGAGTTGTCCACCCCGGATCGTTTGTCCGTGCCGCAAACGTCGAGCCAGTGTTGTTATTCCACTCAAAAGTAAATGTAGTTGGGCTAGTTACCGTGATAACATAACTTCCAGTAACCGCTTGTCCGGGGCCATCCCCGCCATCCGTAAGGCCAACTGTAACTTCATCATTGGTCGAATAACCGTGTGGCGTTTCAGTCGTGATTGTAATTATACCCGTTGCGTCATCTAATATACTGGCATTTGATTCGGTAGCTAAAAACGTCTTTTTATCGTACTTACCGCGAAAGATAAATATCTTGTTTAATGCCGTAACAACGTCACAAATACCACCTTCTTGGATTACACGATCTGGAGGAAAGTCATAAGGCCCATACAGCACCTCGGTGTTCTGCCCTTGGGCGGGCTTGTACAGGTACAGCTTGTCCGTAAAGACCATGACAATGTTGTCGTGACCGTCAGCGTCAACGTACAAGCCAGAGCCAACCATTGTCAGGTTGATAAGATCATTGTCAGTAAGACGCTTAGTTCCTTTACGAGGTTGGGCAATGCCGCGCTGTAAGCGAGTGTTAAAGCTCGCCTGTAGCATACCGGGCTTCAAGTTGGCAGGGTCGAGCCTACTGGCAAAGCCAATAAACATGTCATCACCTTCAGCTTGAAGTTCTTCTGCCATTAGGAAATGAGCTTACTGAGCTTGTCTACAACCCGCTGGAGATCGTCGCGCAGTTCAATCATGCGCTCCATGTGACCTTCATCTTCGCCTTCTTCCTCTCCCTCGTACTCTTCCTCTTCGCCGTAACCGCACTCGGAACAAGTGCCGTCAGACTCCATTGGGGAATCGCATTCGGGACAGGAGCGGCTTTTGCCGCCCATAGGGCCACCAAGGATGGCCAGCATTGCATTCATTGACTTAGGCATAAGATTAAGCAGTTAAAGATTGTCCCTTGGCCCGGCGAACACGCAGATCAGCAAGAGAATAAGGAGTATCATACTCAAAATGAGGCGCATCGTAAATAGACTTGAAGTTGCCACCCCAGCGGAGCTTGTGCTTGGCGCAGAGCGTGGAGGCGTGTTTATGCATAAGGTCAGCGAGCTTTGCGTCAGCGGGTGTGCTGCCATCCATGTACACTTTACCCTTGAACACGCCACAGTCGATGGCGAGTCCGAAGTTGTGCATGGACGATCCTGGTTTGGCATTAGTCACCTTTGGCCCCGGAGCCGTGCGCCCCTTGGCGTACAGCGCCGCTTGTTCCTCGAACGTCCTAGTTCCACAGATGACCTTGTAGTCCAGTCCATTTTGAGCAACCAGTTCTTTAGCGTCTACGATGAACGCAATAAAGGCGTCCCTGACTTCAGGTGACAGCGTTGCTATGAACTTGGCTGACCGTTCGTCAATCATTTGTGTAACAGCTTGTATATCTTGGTCAGCGTATAAAAGATTGCGGCAATGCCACCCAGAATGCGAACTGTTTGCTCGATCTCGCTTAAAGACAATGCAATTGCGGCTACGTTTATGCCCAAAACAGAGCCAATTTCTTTGAGATCGTCTAACATTTCACCGGGGCTTTCCATTGCATTACCTGTGTTGAGATTGTTTGGCGACAGAAGTGGCATCAATCAACTCCAGCTCAAGTTGCTGGTATCGGGAGTCTGAATGCCATTTCTGTGCCACCTCGGCAGTGTACGTCTGTCCAGCCTGAAGCTCAAGTATCTCCTTGCTGGGTGGATATAAGTATCTTGCTTGATCGCGTGAACTGGTAGCGCAACCTGTCAGCCAAAGCATCACGGCCACTGGCCCTAGCCTCAAGGATCTGAGTTTCGACATCATCGCAGTACTTGGCTATGTCACGCTCTAGCTCCCATGATGCCCGTTTAGCCTTGATCTCCAACCACAGGCGCAGGATTTGCAGTAGGTTTTGTATCATTGGACTCCCTGCGGATAACGTTGATTAGCCCGATAAGCGCCAGCCCAGTGGTCAGAATAGCCTCTTGCATCTCTGGGTGCAGCTTAATCCCGACTGCTGTAAGTAGCGCAAACACGCCGCGCCATGTGGATGGTTCTTTGATTCGCTCAAGTATGTATTTCATAATTACTTCTTCTTGGCTGTCTTGGCCGATTGTCTAAACGCCTTTGCGGTTGGCGCACCCTTTGATCCGGGCTTCCGCATACGTTCTTTGCTGCCAGCGGCAATACGCTCGCGCTTGGCGTGGATGTTGGCGTAGAGTCCTCGTTTCATAAAGTTAGCACTTCCAGCGTCTCATGCTTGCCCTAGCCCGTTCTGCCGGGCCTTTAGCCTTGGCTACGACACCAGCCATTCTAGCGCAAAAACTCTTTTTGCGTCCAGCGTCAGCTTTTGTCTTTGGGTTAGGTGCAGGAGCCTTTAAATTACTACCTGTGGCCCTGTTGTATTTGGCTCGACCTTTGGCGGTAAGCCCGGCACCTTTAGACACAGGAAGCTTTTCACCTCGGCCAACTGCTAGGGATACGGATTTTCTTGGCATAAATTAAGAAACAGCAACCCAAGACAAGGACTCTTCGTTCCATGCATATGCATTGCCATCCGCTGGATACGGTGTTGGTGGATTCCAGAAACATGTCTCTTCATCGAGCGTCCACGAAGGATGTGGTTGGGGCGCATAGAAAGCATCACGCACACTGTCGTAAACATAGCCAATGCCAGCATAGTTCTTGCGTAAAGGACGGCCTTCTGGATGTTTGCCAGCGTAAGTGTTGTAGCTAGTCTGAACCCATTGACCGGGAATAGAGTCAATGAAGTCTTGTTCCGCAACGATAACTCGCTGCACTACACCGTCGATAATTTCAGCAAAGTGTGCCATGTGTTAAAATTTGGCTAGCGCATACTTAAATGGGGCTTCTGCAAAGGCTGCAACTAAAACATCGCCAACATTTACTGGGCTACCCCCAGCTGATAGAAGTTTAAACCCATTAGAAGTTATCTGAAAAGAAACCGCTGTAGAATCAACGCCTGCATCGTTTGGTGCAATAGAAAAACTGCCCCCTCTAGCTGCATCAAATGCAACCCACCTATTTCTAAATGCTGAAGTATAAGTTTTTAGGAGAAAAAATTTAGGAGAAAAATTGCAATATGTAAACGGCCTGGTTGCACTGTCGTTGCTGGGATATTTTGTAAATTTGCTAAATCCCGGAATTTCAGCAAAACAATACGCAATGTAATTTACGCCAGAAGTATTTACGCCTGCAACTGCTGCAATAGTAAATTCACTTAAAGTTGGAGCTGTGTTGTTCCAAGAGCCAACACCTGCACTGAAGGTGTCATTAAGAATTAATGAGTTATTTGCAGAAACATCTTTATGATACACTATTCCATTTTCATTGGCTCCTGCGCTAACTCGCTTAATAATAATCATTGAAGGAGCAATTCCAAGATTATGAGAAACTGTTCTAACTACTCCAGTTCCAGTGTATGAAACAATATCTAATCCCGGAACAATTCCTTTTTTCCACTGCCAAGCAAAATAATCAACTCCAGTTGCGTTTGTTAGTGTGTTGTCTATTCCTAAATTAAATCCGTTTGAATTAAACCCAGTCAATGTATTTGCGTTGATTGTCTCAGGCGTTGTAGTGTTGGAAGAAACATATCTTTCCGCTCCTCTCACAGAATCAAACAAAACATGGTTTGTTGTGGCGTTTCTAGCTTTAATCCAAACCAAATCTGGCTGGAATGACACACTATTTACTGTGTTGTCAATTGAACGAACGGTTTCATTTCCAGTATAAAGATTTACAGCCATATAATTGGCTGAATTAATAATCGACGGAACTGGAAGGCTATTTGTGTTAAGCGCATTAAATCCAACAGGTCTAGCATACGCAAACGGACGCTGCCCAAAGTTGGCGTAAATAATTTTTGCGTTTGTCGCAGAAGCTGCGTATGGAACATATCCTCCACCAGTAAGACCCGTAGCAATTGATGTGTATGTTGTTCCATCAACAGTATAATCCAACGCTCCTGTATCGGCGTTAAATCTTAAACCAATAACGCTAGTTGTTGGCGTAATTGTGGCAGTAGTTGCAGTAACTGTAGGAGATTTGTATATTCCAATTATTTGATCCGCAACTGCGGAATTGTATTGTGTTTCCCAATACCAACTTCCACTGTCCATTAAAATACTTCCAACAGCAACAGCTATAGCAGAGTTTGGTGATTCAAGATTTCCCGCATTCGGGACTGCGTTTGGTATTGCGACTATTCCGTTTAATACAGCATAATTACCCCTTCCGTTTCCGTCGTCACTGTAGTTTACCGGGACATCGATCATGCTGTCGTACGTCACGCCAGCCGTCAGCGACACGTTGCTTACCGTCCAAGTGTTGTTATTCCCCGAGCTGTCTGTGCCAAGTGCCGCTAAAGACGATGTGCTGTTAAAACGCAATCTAAACCCATTGTTTCCGTAAGTTCCTGTGTATTGCTTTGGCGACCATACTCCGGTTGTGGAGTTAATTTCCCCAAAAGAAGTTGGAGTTAATGCTTGGCCATCAATAAAATTTACTTCAGTAAGATACCCATCAAAAAAGTTTGAACCTCCATTGCTTCCTATTGAATGGGCTATATTTGTATTAAACGCCGCAGGTGCAGTTGTTCCAGTGCCAACTACATTTCCATTTACATAAATTGTTTGAGATGTTTCGTTTTGAGAATAAACGACATGATACCAAGCAAATTGATCACGAAAAACCGCAGTTGTTAATACTGCCTGAACATTATTTATAAAAAGAGCAATAGCATTCGAGGTTGTAAATCTTAAATACGTTGTGCTGCTAGTTCCAAACAATGAAATATTCAGGCCTATTTGTCCGCGCTTTACCCATCCCGACCAAGTGTACACGCTTGCATTTGTTGGCGTGCCAAATGTTCTTGTTAAATTTGCAGATGCAGTTCTACGAAACCTAAGTGAATTGGTTATCAGGTTAGGATCTGGCGGAGGAGTAACTCCGGCTTTTTTAAGGCTTCCAAGTAGAGCTAACATAAATTACGTTGTTGCATCGCCGCCAACGATCCAGCTATTTGCGGCCACTTTGATTAGCGAAATGATTGCGTATTGTCCAGAAGTCTTTAAGCCGTTCTTGCCGTTTACAGCAGTCGTCCCCGGAGTAACCGCCGAAACTGTCACTTGACCAGCGCCAAGCTGCATCACAAGGATTTGCGTGCCGATAGGGAAGTTGGCATTAGCCGTAGCGTCCGTTGGGATGCTAATCGTAATCGGCGAAGCATTGCTTGCGGTAATCAGCTTACCTGCATCCGAGCCGCCTGCAATATCCGTAACCGTGTAAGTAGTGCCAGTCTGCGCGTTGATTAGCACCGTAGCCGTAGCAATTGGGTTGCGGTTAAGCAAAGCAAACTGCGTGGACGAAGTGATGTAGAGCTGCTGGTTATCCCACTCAATCGCACCAAGCTGGCGCGTGGACAGCAATGTAGCCGCTGCCGTGCTAAAGCTGATTGGATTTACACTTGCAGTGTTTGCCGCAAATGTTTGACGACCAGTGAATGTGTTTGAAGTTAGCGTTGGAACAGTCCCGCGCTGGTAAATCAAATGCGACCCAAGCCCCTGCAATCCAACTTGAATGTCATTATTGC